AATTAAGAGCATCAGGTGGTAATACAAAAATTGCAAGTTTAATTCAATCTTATAATTATTATTTACAAATGATGCGAGATGTTACAGGATTAAATGAAGCAAGAGACGGAAGTACACCTGATAAAAATGCATTAGTTGGTTTACAAAAATTAGCAGCGGCTAATAGTAATACAGCCACAAGACATATATTGCAAGGCGGATTATATTTAACATTAAAAACGGCTGAAGCAGTGTCATTAAGAATTGCTGATGTGTTAGAATATTCAAGTACTAAAAATTCATTAATTGAAACATTAGGTAGATTTAATGTTGGTACTTTAGAAGAAATGGCTGAGTTGCATATGCACGACTTTGGTATATTTTTAGAATTAGCACCTGATGAAGAAGAAAAACAATTGCTTGAAAACAATATTCAAATGGCTATTACACAAAAGCAAATTGAATTAGAAGATGCAATTGATGTTAGAGAAATTAAAAATCTTAAATTAGCTAATCAATTACTAAAGCTAAGAAGAAAAGCTAAATTTGCAAGAGATAGAGTTATGCAGCTTGAAAACATACAAGCTCAATCACAATCTAATGCTCAAGCAGCTCAAGCAGCAGCTCAAGCGGATATGCAGAAACAACAAGGCATTGCTGAAAGTAAAGTACAAATTGCACAAGCACAAACACAATTTGATATACAAAAATTAGAAAGAGAAGCGCAAATAAAGAAAGAATTAATGGAATTTGAGTTTCAATTGAATATGCAGCTTAAAACAGCGGAAGCAGATGTGATTAAAAATAAAGAGAAGTATAAAGAAGATAGAAAAGACGAAAGAACAAAAATACAAGCTTCACAACAAAGTGAACTTATAGACCAGAGAAAATCTGGTGCACCACCAAAAAACTTTGAATCTGCAGGGTTTGACAATCTAGGTGGATTTGGTTTAGAGCAATTTGAACCAAGATAAATTTTTTAAATAATTATATAATATTTTATTATGGCAGAAGACATTAAAGTGTCAGTTGTTGACGAAGAACCAAAGTCAAAAGCTGAACAAGAAGAAACGGTATTGGAAAATGCCGGTATGAGTACTAAAGAAGATGGTACTTACAAATTAGATTTAAACAAACTTAACGAAGAAAAAACAGATGCCGTTCAAGAACAAAGCACAGATGAAAGCGTGTTACGCAGCAGCGAACAAAGCGAAGAAACAGGGCAAGAAGCCGAAGTGGGATTGCAAGAAGTGGGCGAAGAAAACAAAGAAACGCCTATAATTGAAGAAGTCATAGAAGATGAAACCAGTAATGACGAGGCTCCAGTGGTTGCAGAGCAAGAAGAAAGCAAAATTGAACAAGCTGAAGAAAGTAAAGTTGAAACTAAAGAACCAGAAATAAATTTACCAGAAAATATTCAAGACTTAGTAAAGTTTATGGATGAAACAGGTGGTACTTTAGAAGACTATGTTAGGTTAAACGCAGACTATTCAAATGTAGATGATAATACATTGTTAGTCGAATATTATAAACAAACTAAACCTCATTTAAGTTATGATGAAATACAATTCCTTATGGAAGATAATTTTTCATATGACGAAGAAGTAGATGAGGATAGAGATATAAGAAGAAAAAAATTAGCTCTGAAAGAGGAAGTTGCAAACGCTAAAAGCTTTTTGAACGGGTTGAAGGATCAATATTACAAGGAAGTCAAGTTGGGTTCTAAGTTAAATCCTGAACAACAAAAAGCAATGGATTTTTTCAACAGATACAGTGAAGAGCAAAAATCAGCTGAAGAGTTACTTCAGAAGCAAACATCACATTTTAAACAAGAAACTGATAAAGTTTTCAATAATGATTTTAAAGGTTTTAATTTCAAAGTTGGAGAAAAAAAATACAGATTCAATGTTAGTGATGTAAATAAAGTAAAAGAAACCCAAAGTGATTTATTAAATGTTTTTAATAAATATGTTAGTGATGATAAACTACTCACTGACGCACAAGGTTTTCATAAGTCTTTATTTGCTGCTTCAAACCCTGATGCATTAGCTAATCATTTTTATGAGCAAGGCAAAGCCGACGCAATAAAACAAATGACTGCAGAAGCTAAGAACATTAATATGGATCCTAGAAAAACTGCAGACGGTTATATTGAAGCCGGGGGTGTTAAAGTTAAAGCATTAAGTGGTGATAGTAGTTCAAAGCTAAAATTAAAACTGAAAAACTATTAAACTTTAAAAATTAATTAAAATGGCAAACGCTACATTTTCATTGCCTACAGAGTTTACTCCTTACGCGAGTAAAGCTGTGTTGGCATCAAATTATTTAAACTTCCATGGTTCAGGAGGTAGCAACTGGTCACAACAATATTTACCAGAGCTATATGCTGAAGAAGTGGAAAGATATGGAAACAGATCTGTATCTTCGTTTTTAAGAATGGTAGGTGCTGAAATGCCTATGGCTTCTGATCAAGTTATTTGGTCTGAGCAAGGTAGATTACACTTAGCTTACGAAGGTGCATCTGTAACTAATGCAGGTGTTATTACTATTGCAAGTAGTGGTACTCACGCTGTAAGAGTTGGACAAACAATTGTATTATCTGATAATCAATCTACTCCAACAATTATTAAAGCATACGTTTCTGCAATCGCTTCTGATAATACTACATTAACTGTAATTCCTTATTCTGGAGGTGCTACAGTAGGTGCAGTTTCAGGATTTGATACTGTAGATGACAACGCTGCAAATACATGTTCATTCTTCGTTTATGGTTCTGAGTTCAAAAAAGGACAAGCTGCTATGGACGGGTCTGTTACTCCAGAATTCCAATCTTTTACTAATAAACCAATTATTCTAAAAGATAAATTTGAAATTTCTGGATCTGATGCTGCTCAAATCGGTTGGGTTGAAGTTTCAGGTGAAGGCGGACAAAATGGATACTTATGGTATTTAAAAGCTGAAGGTGATACAAGAGTAAGATTCGAGGATTACCTAGAAATGTCAATGGTAGAAGCTGAATTTGCTAAAGCTACTGGAGGTGTTGATTCAATCTTAGGTACTGCAGGATCTGACGATACTGCTGGTTCTGAAGGATTATTTGCAGCACTAGAATCAAGAGGTATTGTTGCTACAAACGCTTTTGACGCAGTAGGTGATGTAATTTCTGACTTTGATTTAATCTTAAAAGAACTAGATAAGCAAGGAGCTATTGAAGAAAACATGTTATTCTTAGATAGAGACTCTAACTTACTTGTAGATGACGGCTTAGCAGATATTTCTGCAGGTTCTGCTGGTGGTACTGCTTATGGTGTTTTTGAGAACTCTGAAGATATGGCTTTAAATCTTGGATTTAGAGGATTCAGAAGAGGATCTTATGACTTCTATAAAACTGACTGGAAATACTTAAACAACAAGTCTACAAGAGGTTTATTCTCAGACATTAAAGGTGTTTTAGTACCAGCTGGAACTTCATCTGTTTATGATCAAATTCTTGGTCAAAACATTAGAAGACCTTTCTTACACGTAAGATATAGAGCTTCTGAAGCAGATGACAGAAAAATGAAATCTTGGATTACAGGTTCAGTAGGTGGAGCATCTACATCAGGTGATGACTTAATGAGTGTTCATTATTTATCAGAAAGATGTTTAGTTACTCAAGCTGCTAACAACTTTGTATTATTTAAGTAATATTTATTAAAGGATTGGGCGCTTCGGCGTCCAGCCCTTTATTTTAACATTTTTATTTTATTATATCATGGCAAAAAAACAAAAAGCAGAGGTGGCTGTTGAAGAACCAATAACGGTTGCTCCACCAAAACCAAAAGTAAAAAATACTTGGGAAAGAAAAGATAGACAATATTATTTGATTGGTGATAAACAACCAATCGTATATTTACTTAAATCTAAAAATATCATGTGGTATGACAAAGATTTAGGTTATGAAAGAGAAATAAAATATACAACAAATCAAAAAACACCTTTTGTTGATGAATTTAAAGGTCAATCAAGACTTGATCATATTATATTTAGAGATGGTGTTTTAAATGTACCAAAAGAAAAAGTTGTATTACAACAAATATTATCTTTATATCATCCAGCTAAGAATCATACTTATGCTGAATTAGATACTGAAGCTGTAGCTGAAGATCAATTAGATAGTATTAATTTAGAGTTTGAAGCTATGTCAGCAGCAATGCAAATGGATATAGAACAGGCTGAAGCGATAGTAAGAACAGAATTAGGATCTAAGGTAGCTAAGATGACTTCTAAGGAGGTTAAAAGAGATTTACTTATAATGTCAAAGCAAAATCCTGGATTGTTCTTAGAATTAGCAAATGATGAAAATATTGGTATTAGAAATTTAGGTATTAAAGCTGTAGAAAACAATTTAATAGCACTTTCTGAAGACCAAAGAACATTTAAGTGGGTTAGTAATGGTAGAAAGTTATTAACTGTACCGTTTGATGAAAATCCATATTCAGCGTTAACCGCTTGGTTTAAAACTGATGAAGGAATTGAAGTTTATCAAACAATTGAAAAAAGACTAAAATAAGTCAGTAGTGGTTGAGCCGCTACGGCGGCTTAATCATTATATAAATAAAAATTATGGCAATAAATATAAACTCAGTTTACAAGGCGGTGTTAGTTGTTTTACAACAGGAAAATAGAGGCGTCCTTACACCAGTTGAATTTGATAAACTTGCTGCACAAGCACAACAAGAAATTTATACTCAATATTTTGATGATTTAAATCAATTGTTAAGAATGCCTCAGACATCATTGGCTTATGCAGATAGAATGGCATTGCTAGATGAAAAAATATCTATATTCAAAAGAACTTCACAATTAAGTTTATCTCAAGCATCAGCAACACTTAGTAATGTTAATGAATTGGGCTCTGTTATTTACACAGGTGGAACAACTGATAGAGAAGTACAAAGAATACAAAAACAAGATGTTTATACTATAAACCAATCGCCTCTTACAGCACCAACTGCGCATTATCCTGTTTACACGTACGAAAATAGTGTATTAAAACTTTACCCTACAACTTTAACAGGAACAATAGACGTAAATTTTTTAGCTTTTCCAACTGATCCAGTTTGGGGATATGATATAGAACCTAATTTAGGAAATTTTGTTTATAATAGCTCAAGATCTACAGATTTTGAAATACATAAATCAGATCAACCTTTATTAGTAAACAAAATATTAGAATATGCGGGTGTAATGACTAAAGATCAATTAGCGTTATCGTTAGCAACTCAAAAAGAACAACAAATAATCGTAGACAATCAAAAATAATAAATAATGGCAAATTTAAGTAACGCTTTCATATCGGTAAATGACATTGTAAATAACTTTATAATATCATATACTGGACCGGGTAAAATAATACCTGATACACAAAGAACAGAAGTAGTATTTCATGCTAGAAGATGTCTGCAAGAATTTGCTTATGAAACTTTAAAAAGTCAAATGACAGATACAACTACTGTACCAGGTAGCCCGTATGTATATAATTTTCCAGCTGATTTAGTGGCTATAATAAAAGTCACAGTTGATAGTGTTGAATTTACAGAGTCATCATCATCATCACCTGCTCAAGGAACATATTATCCAGATTACACAGCTAAAACAGTAAAATTTAATGCAGGAGACTCAGGGAACGCTTTAGTATTCGATTATTTATCAAATGCACTTACTACGGATGAAACAGCTGCTATTCCAAAATTAGCAGAAGAAGCAATGTATACTTGCATGGTATATGCAATATTAGCTAACAGAGAAAATACAAATATTAATACTTTACAGAGATTATTAATAGAAAAAACTGATAAATTAGAAAGAGCTAAATCAAGACTAGTATTTACTAATTTTTCTTAAATAAATAAATATGGCAATAAACGTTGATAAAGTATATAAAACGGTATTATCAATATTAAATAAAGAATCAAGAGGTTTTTTAACACCTGAAGAATTTAATAAAATAGGTTCGCAGGTGCAACTTGATATACTAGACCAACATTTTTACGATTATAATAGATCTATTGTAAAGCATAATAACGGTAGGGCTGTTGATGATTATGGTAATATACCTAAAAAAATAGAAGAAAAAATAGACCCATTTTATAAAAGTAGCAATTTAACTTTAACAGCAGGAGAACTTACTATTCCATCTGATTTATATAAAGTAATAACTATTACTACAACTGATAAATTAAAAGAAATAGAAAAAATAAATAAGAAAAATTTACCTTATTTATTATCTTCGTCTTATTCTGTGCCTTCAACTTCATTTCCAGTATATTATCAAACTGATACAAAATTTGTAACAAATCCTACGTTAACGGGTAATTTAACTTTACAATATATAAAAACCCCTGATGATGTTATATGGGGAAGTACAGCAGATAGTAATGGCGCATTAGAATACGCGTCAGGCTCATCAAATAATTTTACGCTGCATGAATCAGATAAAGTACAATTAATATTAGGTATATTAAAATACACTGGATTAGTGATTGCGGATGCTAGTGTTATACAGGCAGCTAGTGCTGAAGAAAACAAAACAATTCAACTTGAAAATTCATAATAAATGGGACTTATAACGGAAACAGCATATCAGTATTATAATACTAGTGAAAAATTTATAACTACAGCTAATCAAACAGCGTTTACGTTAACTTTTGACCCATTGCCAACAGCTAAGTCAGAATTTATTATATTAATTAATGGGTCTGAAATAGATGACGACTTATATTCATATAGTAGCCCAACAATAACATTTAGTACGGGTAGATCAGCTGGCGAAACCTTAATAGTAAAACTTAAAAACCAAAAGTTTGGAAGCTATAGATATATTTCAATGCAGGACATTGTAAATAACTATATGATCGCATATGTAGGTGATGGTAAATTAATAAATGCAACCAAAAGAACGGATGTATTGTTCCATGCCAAAAGAGGTATACAAGAATTCAGCTACGATATTTCAAGAATTGAAAAAATACAAGAAGTAGAAGTTGGTCCAAGTTTATCTGTGCCTATGCCACAAGACTATGTTCATTATGTTAGAATATCTTATGTTGATGATGCAGGTATTGAGCATATAGTTTATCCTGGAAGATATACATCTAAACCTTCTGAATCAATATTACAAGATAGTGATTATAACTATTTATATGATAATGATAATACTTTATTAACAGGTACACCTGTAACAGATACAAGATTTCAAGCATTTGATCCTAAAAATTTAACAGGCTCTTTTACAAGTGACGATATAAATTATGATGCTGATAGAAGTACTGAAAGAATTATTGAATTTGGTAAGAGATATGGTTTAAATCCAGAAACAGCACAACAAAACGGTGTATTTATAATTGATGAAGTAAATGGAAGCATAGGATTTAGTTCAGATATGTCAGGTAGAATTATTACATTAAAATATGTATCTGATGGTTTAGGAACAGATGCAGAAATGAAAGTACACAAATACGCTGAAGACGCAATATACAAATATATAACATATGGAATAGCAAGTGCTAAAGCTAATTTTCCAGAATACATTATAAATAGATTTAGAAAAGAAAGAAGAGCAGCGATGAGGAATGCTAAATTAAGATTATCAAGTCTTAAATTAGGCGAGCTAGAACAAGTAATGAGAAATAAATCAAAATTTATTAAACACTAATCAATGCCAGAAATAAAGAACAATTTTCTTCAAGGTAAAATGAATAAAGACCTTGATGATAGATTATTACCTAACGGCCAGTATAGAGACGCTTCAAATATACAAGTATCTAAATCTGAAAATTCAGACGTAGGAACTGCACAAAATATTAAAGGTAATGACTACGAATATGGTGTTGATAATGCAATAACTGGATTACCCTCTGGCTCTGAAACAGTAGGGTTTTATAAAAATGATTTAACAAAAGAAATTTTTTGGTTTGTAACTGATTTTACAGGTTCTTCAAGTGATGAATCTAATTCAATGACTTATGCTACGAATAGTAATACTTGTAAAATATATTATAAACAAATTGGTACCAGCGGAGCGCCACAGCCAATTATTGATAGTTATAGATTAAATTTTTCAAAAAAGCACCCTATATTGCATGCTAATCTAATAAATAATTTATTATTTTGGACTGATAATTATAATCAACCAAGAAGAATAAATGTTGATTTAGCTAAAGCTGGTGGTACATATACAAATGATAATTATTTAGAAGATAAAATAAGTGTTGCGCAATATTCTCCTCCAACAGCTCCAAAAGTAACCATGTCTGTAGAAGGGTCTTCTACAATAGGTAGTTTACATATTAGAGATAAATTTGTAAAATTTGCTTATAGATTTCAATATACCAATAAAGAATATTCATTAGTTTCCCCATTTACACAAACATGTTTTCACCCTGGAAAAGGAAAAACATTTAATAATGCAACTTTTGCTACTGGTGAAGCGGGTATGCTTTCGTCTACGGACGAAGCTAATGCAGTAAAACAAACAACTGTAGAATCTATGCAAAATTTAGCTAACAGGGTTGCTTTGTTTATTGATTTGCCTTCTAATATTGATAAAGAAAATCATGCTTCCTGCGACGCTAATGGCAATATGTCAGGCGATTCTCACAATATAGACAATGTTAATGGGACTATTTCTGACGATGATATATTGGTTACAGCTAGAGGAGATAATTATATAATAGACGGAGGCAATAAAACTACTACACTGCATACTAACGATGATGTTTCACCAAGTATTATTGATAATACTAGATTATATTTTTTTACAAATATAGCAAACTATGATGCTCAATTACAAATTGAAAAAATACAAATATTATACTCAGAGTCTGACAGTGTTGCATTAAAAGTTGTTGATACCATAAAATATGCAGATATACAGGATAATATAACCTATAGAGTTGAACCTATATCTGGAAATACTGCTAAATTAATTTATGGTTATAAATATATTTATGATTCTACAAAACCTATACAAACTTTACCAGAAGCTGATTTAATAAGGGTTGCTGATATTATACCTGTAAAAGCTAAAACACAAGAAGTTTCAGGAAATAGACTTATATATGGTAATTTTTTACAAAATAGAACATTAGATAATGCAATTACTAAAGATAGATTCGAAATAAAAAGTGGTGATCAATTGAAATTTAATGATCAATACTTATTATCATCAGTAAAGTCAAATAGAGAATATTCAGTTGGTTTAGTATTATCAGATAGATATGGAAGGCAGTCTACAGTATTTTTACCAACAAATAACACAACATTTGTGAATCCAACATCAACAACACCTATAACAAATGGGACAAGCTCTTGGAAACACAGTGTATTAAAAGTTGATTTTAATAATATTATACAAGATGCATATGATGCAGATACCAACCCATTAGGATGGTATTCATATAAAGTTGTTGTAAAGCAATCTGAACAAGAATACTATAATGTATATGCGCCAACACTTGTAGATAATATACCTTCAACAAGCACAAGATCTTGGTTAGTGCTTCATGGTGATAATGTTAATAAAGTACCTAGAGATGTAACTGATGTTAATACAGAAACTGGTACACAAGGATCACAAACTCAATTATTACCTAAAATTTTAGATTTAAATGGAACACAAACACAAC